GCCGCAGGACGCGGCAGACGTAGGAGCGGTTGATCTTTTCGGCCTCTGCAAGTTCAGTGATGCTGCCGCACTCGCCGCTCTCCAGCATCCGCTGCCAGCGGAAGGCGCGTGCCAGCGCCTTCATCATGGTGTTGTCGACGCGCGGCCGCGGCGGCGCCCAGGAGGTACCGTCAGGCGCCACCACCAGCTTCCGCCCGCCGCGCCTGCGGAGCGCGAACGGCACGCGCACGGTGAGTGTGCTGCCGTCCCGGGAGAGCTCTGCCCGCGTCATGCCGCGCGCCTCCCCTCGGCGCTCGTGCCGCCGAGTTCGCGCACGAGGCTGGCGAGCCCGTTGACCCGGAGCCGGACCTCGATGCCGTCGGTCTGGACCTCGACCCGCTCGACGAGGAGCTGCACGAGCCGCGCCTGTTCAGCCGGGAACAGTTCGTCCCACAGCGGGTCAAGTTGCTGCAGCGCCGCGCACGCGTCGGCCTCGGTGATGTCGCCGTCTTGCGCGCGCGCCGCCCTCCACGTGCCCGCGACGATCTCAGGCTGACGCGACACCGCGCGCAGCAGGTCGATGACGGCGGCCTCGATCTCGCCTGCGGGCACCCGGCCCACCGGGCAAGACCCAGCGCCATGCTTCAGGACCGTCTGGCTCACGTAGTAGCGGTACAGCCGCCCGCCCTTACGTGTGTGCGTTGGCGAGAACGCGGCGCCATCGGGGCCGAACAGGAGCCCCTTCAGCAGCGCGGGCGTGTCGGCGCGGGTGCGCGCGGCGCGCTTGCGGGGGCTCTCCTGCAGGATGGCGTGTACCTTGTCCCAAACCTCGCGGTCGATGATGGCATCATGCTCGCCGGGATAGCTGTCGCCCTTGTGGACCGCCTCGCCGATGTAGGCGCGGTTGTTCAGCATCCGGTAGAGGTGCTTCTTGTCGATCCGGTTTCCACGCGGCGTGCGGATGCCGCGCTTCGCGACCTCCCGCGCCAGTTCCGTCCCCGAGCCGATCTCGAGGAAACGGGCGAAGATCCAGCGAACGTGCTCGGCGCGCTCGTCGTCGACCACCAGCTTCCGATTCTCGACGCGGTAGCCGTAGGGCGGCACCCCGCCCATCCACATCCCCTTCTTTCGGCTGGCGGCGACCTTGTCGCGGATGCGCTCGGCCGTCACCTCGCGTTCGAACTGGGCGAAGCTGAGCAGGATGTTCAGCGTCAGCCGTCCCATCGACGTCGTCGTGTTGAACGACTGCGTGACCGAGACGAAGGTCACGCCGTTGCGGTCGAACACCTCGACCAGCTTGGCGAAGTCGGCGAGCGAGCGGCTGAGGCGGTCGATCTTGTAGACCACCACCACGTCGACCAACCCGTCCTCGATGTCGGCCGTCAACCGCTTCAATCCTGGCCGTTCCAGCGTCCCGCCGGAGACGCCGCCGTCGTCATACTGATCGCGGACCAGAACCCAGCCCTCGGAGCGCTGGCTGGCGATGTACGCCTCGCACGCCTCGCGTTGGGCGTGGAGCGAGTTGAACTCCTGTTCCAGTCCTTCCTCCGAGGATTTCCGGGTGTAGACGGCGCAGCGCAGCTTGCGGACGACCTTCGAATTTTCTGGGGGCTTCTTCATGTCCGGCCTCTGTGGTTCTTGAGCCCGAAGAACACCCAGCCGTTCCACCGCGTGCCGGTGATGGCGCGGGCGATGGCGGACAGCGACCTGTAGGGCCGCCCCTGCCATTCGAATCCGTCGGCAGTGACGGTGACGATCTGTTCCACGCCCTGCCACTCGCGCAGCAGCCGCGTGCCGGTGATGGGGCGGTCGCGATCGGCGCGGATGCTGCGCCTCGATCGGTCGCCGCCGTCGAGTTCCTCGCCCAGCCGCTCCAGCCGCCGGATGGTCTCAGGCTTCAGCCCGCCATAGGCCAGCTCCTGGATGCGATAGGCGAGGCGGCTCTCGAGATAGCGGCGGTTGAACGGTGGCGGCTCACTATCGAACAGGTCGCGCCACTGCTGCTTCAGGTCGGGCGTCGGCGTGGTCTTCAGCGCGGCCAGGCGCGCGGGGATGGGATCGGGCTTCGTCATGCGTTTCTCCGGTGAGTTGGAGTTGCATGACAGCATTGGTCTGGCGGGAAGTGTAGGCGAAATTCTCCAGTCTCTTCAGAAACTTCGCCACGCTCCCCGAGGCGCAGCCGGAGGAGCCCCAGCGCGAGCAGCCCGCAGAGTTCCGCGCGGCGCTCGGCGGGGGTCATCTGGTCGGGCGGGAGCGGATTCGGGCGTTTCATGCGGCGGTCCGCTCCGCCCGGCCCAGAACGGCAGCGGTGATCGCCCCACGGTTCCAGCGGAAGTTGAGATGGCAGTTGGCGGCGTATTTCGACAAGCTGAAATCCAGTCCGTTGGCTTCATGGCCCGCGCGCTGCAGCAGGTCCATCTGTTTCATGCTGGCCGGGTCATTGAGCCAGCGGCGGCTCTTGATCGAGGCGGTCCCGGTCTCGGTGGCGCGCAGGAAGTCGTCGGCGGCGGCGAGCGCCTGGACCCGGGTGCCGATGGCGAGCGGTCGGATCGCTCTGCCTTTCGGTTGCCCGAGCCCATGCCAGAGGGTGCCGTCATGGAATACGCCGGCCCACCCATTGAACCCGCTCGCCATCATCGCCTGGCCGTCGCCATGCAGGTCGCACCAGGCGAAGGGGGACCGCTCCAGCAGATCGATCTCCATCATGTCGAATGCGGTCAACAGCCGGGCCTCGCCGCGCTCCCGTGTGAAGACGTGACCGCAGAAATCGCAGACCGACGCGCCGAGCGGCAGCTCGGCCTCGCAGGAGGGGCAGGTCTTCGCCGGCGCGGCGCCCGGCTCCGCATCCTCCGCGTCGAGGGTGACTTCCTGCTCGAGCGAGCCGTGCCTCAGCGCTGCCCCGGCGAAGTCGAGCACGATGCAGTCGGTCTTCACGATGCCGGGGAAGCGCTCAGGGTCGACCCGGCGCAGGCCGCGGCCGATCGCCTGGATGAAGGTGCCCTTGTGCAGCATGGGCCGCAGGATGCCGATGCAGCCGACCGGCTGGCTGTCGAACCCCTCGGTCAGCACCATGCAGTTGGTGAGCACCTGCACCTCGCCCCGGTCGAACCGGGCGATGAGGTCGGCGCGCGTCCGCGATGGCATGTCGCCGGAGATCGTCTCGGCCATGACGCCCGCGGCGCGGAAAGCCTCGGCCACCGCATCGGCATGGTCGACCGTCGCACAGAAGAAGATGCTGCGCCGGTCCGCCGCCTTTACCTGCCAATGCTCGACGACAGCCTCGTTCAGGACCGCCCGGTTCAAGACCTTGTCGGCCTGGCGCATGTCGAAATCGCCGGCGGTGCTGTGAATCCCGGCCAGCTCGTCCTCGACGCCGAGATCGATGGTGAAGGTTCGGGGCGGGACCAGCAGGCCCCGAGCGATCAGCGTGCCGATCTTCAGATGGTAACCGACATTGCTGAAGGTCTTGCGCAGGCTGCGACCGTCGCCGCGGCCGGGGGTGGCGGAGAGGCCAACGAGCTTCACGGCCGGATTGAGCATCCGGGCATGCTCGATGATCGACTGGTAGCTCTGGGCCGCCGCCCGGTGGCATTCATCGATCACCAGGTGAGAGACGGCTCCCATGCGTTCGCGGCGATTGCTGCGCGCCAGCGTCTGCACGCTGCCGAAGATCACGCGCCCGTCCCAGTCATCCTGCTCGGCCTTCACCACCGAGGTATCGAGGCCGGCAACCCTGGCGATGGAGGTGCGGTTCTGCTCGATCAGCTCGTCGGTGTGCTGGAGGACCAGGACGCGGGCATCGCGGGCGATCTCCGCCTCCTCGCCGATGTAGAAGCCGGCGATCGCGGTCTTTCCGGCCCCGGTGGGAAGGACGAGCATGGTGTTGCCGTGGAGGCGGGTTTTCTCGCGGGCGGCGTCGACGGCCGCCCGCTGGTAGTCGCGCGGGATCATGGGCCCCTCCCTCAGCGGGCCCAGAAGGGCGCGCCGGCGCCGGCGGGCGTGGTGGGACCCGCATAGGGATCCGCCACCGTCCACGAGGCGGCGTAGCCGGATGCGGCCGACCCGGACGAGGCCGCGCTCGGCATGGCACCCATGACGATCAGATACTCGCCGTGATCGGGGCCGATCGCCGCCTTGATCACGTTGCGCCCGGAGTCGTCCGGCTTGTCCTTGTCCTTCTCGATGCCGATCTTGGCGACGAAATCGATGCCGCTGAGCTCGCCGAGGCTGCGGATCGTGCGCGCGGCGCGGGCGGCGTCGGACTGGTCCCCGGTCCTGATGCCGCGGGCGGATTCGAGGATGCCCCGGATCAGGGCCCGGCCGCGGTTGGCGTAGCTGTCCTCGCCGCGCTCGTTGACGCCTTTGCCCTTGAAGCCGATGCGGGTGTAGATGCGCCGCCGGGCATGGGGCCCCTCGAGGACGATGGCCTCGGTATTGAGATAGAGGGCGGCGCTCGACCGGCTCTGGGTCAGCCAGCCCTCGGGACCGGCGCCGCCGGGGCGGATGGTCAGCCGCACCTTGACCAGCACGTTGGCGGGGATCAGGTCGAAGGCGGCGTCCTGGCTGTCGGCGCCGTTGAAGTCCATGTCGTCGGCCATGCTCATGCTCCTTTCGTCGATGGGGTGTTCTCGGCGCCGGCGATCGGTGGCAGGTCGAAGTTGAGCCGGGTCGCAGGGGTCTCGGGACGGGGTCCGCGGATCTTCGCCATCAGGCGGCCGAGATGGGCGGGCTCGATCATCGAGAGACGCCCCGACCGGTCCTTGGCCGGAAAGCCGAAGTCGTTGATCGTGGTGCAGACGAAGGCGCGGAACGGCGCTCCCTCCTGCGGGCGCAGCTCGGCAAGCGTGATGATCTCGTCGACGATTCCCGGCAGCTCGAGCCCGGTCTTCGAGCCCTCGATTTGCAGCGAGAAATAGGGCTTGCCGAAGTCATCGAGCCGCTTGTCGAGGAGGCCGACCAGCCAGATGTT